CTTTGCCAATAGATACCATTGATCTTCTAAGCCAAGTTATCCGAACTGGTACTTTGCAAAACCAGATAGATATTAATATTAGTCGCATTTCCGAGGACACCTACTCGACTTTGCCTAATAAATTGGCTCAAGGAAGACCTGTTCAAGTATGGATTAACCGCCAGTCTGGACAAAACAACCCTACCAATTACACCTTATACGGTAATGGTTCTACAACTGGTATTAGTGCTACCGACACTACTATTCAGTTAAGTCAGTCTGATATGACAGGTTTAGCAGCCACTGGCTATATTCAGATAGACAATGAGATCATTTACTACCCAAATGTCTCTACAACGGCTCCACAGCTGTTAAATTGCTATCGTGGTCAGAATGGTACTACCCCAGCTGCTCATGCGACTGGAGCTTCGATTAGCGTGGTTAATCTGCCTTGTATTAACGTCTGGCCCACTCCTAACTCTCCAGGCAGCCAATACACTTTTGTTTACTGGCGTATGCGTAGGATTCAGGATGCTGGCACTGGTATTAATACCAATGACATTCCATTCCGATTTATCCCATGTATGGTTGCTGGTTTAGCTTTTTATTTGTCATCCAAGATTCCTGGCGTAGATCCTAACCGCATACCAATGCTTAAAGCTGAGTATATGGAGCAATGGGATTTAGCTTCCCAAGAAGACAGAGAAAAAGCAGCTATTAGATTTGTTCCTCGTATGTCTTTCTACGGAGGTCACAGTAGATAATGGTTAAGCCAGTAAGTCCAGCACAGCCACTAAATGGTGAGGGTAGTGAAAAGTACGAACCTAACCAAAAACGTGGTCCAAGCGAATTTGATAAAACCTTGGAAAAAGAAAAGGCTGAACGTGCTCGTGCTGAAATAAGCAAAATGTTAGAAGAAACCAGAGCAAAAGAAGAAGCAGAACGCCCACGCACCTATGCTGAAAGATTAAAAGACATGGGTTATTACGACAAAACTTCTAAAGGAAGCTCTCCAAAAGGCAGTGGCGGTGTTGGCTATGTTCCAGGTTCAAATAATCCATTTAACCCAGACAGTCCATTAAACCGTAAAAAAGGGGGAGTTATTCGAGGTCATGGCATAGAAAGAAAAGGTCACACAAAAGGTAGGTTCGTCTAATGCCAAACAAATACTCCTCTGGTAAATGGGCAATTGCACAATGTGATCGTTGTGGCTTTAGATATATGCTCAAAGAATTGAAAAAAGAGGTTATTAAAACCAAACTTTTTAATATCAAAGTATGTCCTGAGTGTTGGGATCCAGATCAACCACAGTTAAGTCTTGGTTTATATCCTGTGAATGATCCGCAAGCTGTACGGGAGCCACGCCCAGATGTCAGTTATTACGCTGGTGGAACATCAGGATTGATGACAAATCCTTATGATCCAAATGCGTTTAATGTGGATAATTTAGGTTATTCAACAGATGGTAGTAGACAGATTCAATGGGGATGGAATCCCGTAGGTGGAGCGAGTTATTTTGACAGTTATTTAACGCCAAATTCCTTGCTTCCTGTTATAACAATCGGTACAGTAACCATTACAACAACTTAGGAGTTTAAAATGGATAAGAAGCAAGTAACTAAGATTGCAGATAAAGAAGCAAAAAAAGAAGTTCATAAACATGAACATCATATGCACCCAGGTATGAAGCCTACTAAAATGGCTAAAGGTGGAGTAACTGGCAAAGCTATGAAAGCAGTAGGTCGTAACATGGCTCGTGCTATGAATCAAAAATCTTCTGGAAGAGGTCGTTAATCATGGCATACGATAAATCAGTAAAAGCAACCAAAAAGAATAGCCCAGCTGTTCATACTGGTCATGCTAAAAATGACAAACCAGCCTCTGACTATGCTGCTCCGCATACTATGTCTGGCAAAAAATACACTGTAAAGAGCTTTCAAGCTATGGAAGATGCTATTCCTTACGCTACAACCAAAGCAGCAAAAGATGTGGATATCAAAGATCCTATTCCAAATGGTGTAGGTTATGGTCAAGCTAAAGAAAAAACTTCAGGAATTGAAATGCGTGGTGCTGGTGCAGCTACTAAAGGTCGTATGTCTAGAGGTCCGATGGCTTAAGGGTTAACCCTATGAATTACGAACAGTTATATAACAACATCCAGTCTTACGCTGAGAACACCGAACAGTTGTTCGTGGCAAATATTCCAGTCTTTGTACAGGAGGCTGAAGAGCGTATATATAACTCAGTTCAACTACCATCGTTACGTAAAAATGTAACAGGGACCTTAACAGCTGGTAATCAGTATGTAGCGCTTCCAAATGACTATTTGTCTACGTTTTCTTTTGCAGTTATTGATAGTTCAAACAACTATTACTTTTTGCTAAACAAAGACGTAAATTTTTTACGTGAAGCCTACCCATCTACTGTAATTACAAATGGTACTTATCAGGGAACTCCAGGTGGCGTTCCTAAATACTATGCGTTGTTTGGGTCTCAAAACGGGTATAACGGGGCTAATATTGATGAGTTAACCTTTATGGTTGCCCCTACCCCAGACGCTAATTACACAGTAGAAATGCATTATTTTTACTACCCACCAACCATTGTGCAAGGTCAAATTGCTACATTAGGTACTATTACGGCTGGCTCTTTATATACCAATGGTATATATCAAAATGTTTCTTTAACAGGAGGTTCAGGTGCTAATGCAACTGCTGATATCCTTGTTGCCTCAGGTGCAGTGGTCTCCTGTAGCCTTAAGTTTGGCGGTAATTTTTATATTGTTGGCGATATATTGTCTTGTTCTTCTTTGGGGTCTACTGGTAGCGGTTTTTCGGTTACAGTAGCTTCTATATCTAATTCAACAGGTCAAAGCTGGTTAGGTGATAACTATGACCCAGTATTGTTCTATGGCGCTATGCGTGAAGCTATGATTTTTATGAAGGGCGAACAAGACATGGTTGCTTATTATGAAAAAATGTATCAAGAAGCATTAGCCCAGCTTAATCGTCTTGGAACTGGTCTTGAACGTGGTGATGCTTATCGTAACGGTCAAGCTCGTATTATGGTGAAACAATGATCGTTCAAGGATCTTGTAACGTATTTTCTCAAAACCTATTAAACGGTAATGAGAACTTTACAACTGGTACTTATTACATTGCCCTGTATAACGCCAATGCCAATTTAAACCCTACGACTGCTGCTTACACCAGTGTGAACGAAGTAACTGGAAATGGTTATACGGCTGGGGGTATTCCTTTAGTAATTTCCACTGTACCTACAATTAACCAGCAATACAACACCACTTATGTGTCTTTTGCTAACGCTGTTTGGAGTCCAGCATCGTTTACTTGTAGAGGCGCACTAGTCTACAATTACACAACAAAAGCAGCATGTTTTATTTTAAATTTTGGGTCTGATAAGACTTGCAATAGTAGCTTTACAGTGCAGTTCCCAGCAGCGACTAGTACGTCTGCTATTTTATCTATTGGTAGTTATACAAGTGCTACCGTTGTTAGTTCTGGAGATTAATTATGCATAAAGAAATTGGAAGCTGTGGTGACTACGCTGTAGCAACATTACAAGCCAACGCCAGTATTCCTGAAGGAATGGGTATTGATGGTTATTACCATGTAGAGTGCCGTGATAAAGAAGGCAATCTAAAGTGGACTGAAGAGTTTCCTAACTTAGTTGTAGCAATTGGTAAGCAGTTATTGTTAGATACTTTGCTGCGTACTTCTAGTACATATACCACTGTTGGACCATTTTTAGGTTTAACTAAAGTTAGTTTGACTCCAGCTGCTACCGATACCATGACTACATTGGTTACTACTAATGCTGCCGAGTTTACTAACTACACAGTTGGTGGCTCCGCTGTTCGTGGTACTGCTGTGTTTGGTGCTTCTAGCTCGTCTGGTACAACGCCATCTAACGTAACTACTTCTACAGCTTCTGCTATTACCTACACCATTACTGGTGCGGGTGGTACTGTTTATGGTTGCTTCTTAGTTACAGGTTCAGGTGCTGTTAGTACCCAAAGCTCTACAGCAGGTACTTTGTATTCTGAAGGTAACTTCTCTACGGCTAAAGTTACAACTGCTGGCGATACAGTAAGCGTTACATATTCGACAACTGCTACTAGCTAAGGAGTCTTAAATGGCTCTTGTAGTTTATGACCGAGTCCAACAGACTGGTACTGCTAATACAACTGTAAGCTTTTCACTAAGCGGCAGTGTTACTGGCTATCAGTCTTTTTCTGTTGTCGGCAACGGCAACACTACTTTTTATGGTGCTACAGATACTTCTGGTAACTGGGAAGTAGGTATTGGTACATACGCTACTGGCGGTACGCTTACTCGCACAACAATTTTAGCTTCTAGCAACTCTGGGTCTGCAGTTACATTTAGCGGTACGGTTACTGTATTTGTTACATACCCATCTGAAAAATCGGTGAACTTAGATGCATCTGGTAATGTTAGCGCTCTTGGGACGATTACTTCAGCGGTTTGGAATGGAACAACAATTCCAGTGGCTTATGGTGGTACTGGCGTTACTACTTCTAGCGGCGCTAATAGTGTTGTCCTACGTGACACTAATTCCAATATAACAACTAATAATACTTTTAATGGTTACACATTAGTTACAGCAGCTGGTGGTACAACCACAATGACAGCAGCTTCTACGTTTTATCAAAAATTAGTTGCTGGTACAGGTGGGCAAACATTTAAATTACCTGACGCTACTACGTTACCAAACGGTGCAACATATATTTTTGACAACGATTCTACTGGTACATTAACTATTCAAGATAGTACTGGCGGGGCGATTGACACCATTACTGCTGGCGCTCTTGATTATATTTATCTTGAGTCAAATGGAACTGTAGCTGGCTCTTGGGGGCAGTATGCATTTGTACCAGCTTCTTATGACTTTAATATAACCTCTGCATCTTTTGGTAACGCCACAATTTCTAACGCTGTTTGGAATGGAACCACAATTGCTTCTGGATATGGTGGTACAGGTTTAACTACTTTTACTGCGGCTAACAACGCTCTTTACTCTACATCATCTTCTGCTTTAGCTGCTGGTACTTTACCTGTTGCTGCTGGTGGAACTGCTGGAACTACTGCCGCTACTGCGTTTAATAACTTAAGCCCAATTACTACAACTGGCGATTTAATTATTGGTACCGGCACAAACACTGCTGGTCGGCTTGGTATTGGTACTTCTGGATACGTACTTCAATCTAATGGTACAACTGCTTCTTGGGCGTCTCCTCCCGGCTCTAGTACATTAAATATTCAAGACTTTACGGCAACTTCTGGACAAACATCTTTTACACTTACATATACTGTAGGTCTTGTAGAAGGCGTTTATCGTAATGGTATTAAGCTAGGCCAAGCTGACTATACAGCTACAAGCGGTACGGCTATTGTTTTAGGCACGGGTGCTATTACTGGCGATTTAATTGAAGTTGTTTATTTCACTGCGGTTGCTGTTACAAACGTAGTTAATACTTTCTCTGCGGGCACTACAGGGTTTACACCATCAACTGCTTCTACTGGTGCAGTTACTCTTGCTGGTACATTAAACGTAGCTAATGGCGGTACTGGATTAACAACGGCAACAGCCAACGGCATTGTTTATGGAAATGGTACAAGCGCATTAGGTGTTACTGCGGCAGGAACAACGGGTCAAGTTTTAACTGCAACTACTGGTGGTGCTCCTACTTGGGCTGCCGCTGCTGGCGCAACTATTACAGGCACTACAACTACCGGTACTTACTATGTTGTCGGTACAACTTCAACCTCTGGGTCATTAACTACAGCTTCTATTTCTAATACTAATGCTGTTTCTTATAATGCTAATACTGGTGCCTTAACTGCAGTATCAATGGTATCGTCTTCTGATGAGCGTTTAAAAACAAACTGGGCTGGTTTAGATTTAGATTTTGTAGCTCGGTTATCTGATGTAAAACATGGTACTTTTGAGCGTATTAGTAGTGGCAATCGTGAAGTTGGTGTAACAGCCCAATCACTACAAAAAGTTATTCCAGAAGCTGTTATCGAAGGCGATGATGGTATGTTAGCAGTTAACTACGGCGGAGCAGCTTTGGTTGCAACTATTGAATTAGCCAAAGTAGTTCAGGAATTACGTGCTGAAATTAAAGAATTAAAGGCAAGGTTAAATAAATGACACAAGCTAATAACGTAGCTATTGAAAGCTCACAGATAAACTCTTCTGGCGTATTACAACCTGCTGGTGGGGGTACAGGGGTTACTACTTCTACTGGTTCTGGAAGCGTTGTTTTAAGCGCAAGTCCTACTTTTACAGGAACTATTGTTGCTCCTACTGTAAATGCTGGAGCAGCTACTGCTTTAACACTGCAATCTGCTGGAAATACTGTTGCAGTTCATACTACTAGTGGATTGATGCAAATTTATGGAAGTTCAACAAATAGCACTTTTACTGGTAGTGGTGAAATAGCTTTAAAAAATAGCACAGATAATTCATACATTAGTTGGCATGGAAATACAGGAACTAGACTTGGCTATGCACAAGGAACAACTAGTGGTTTAGCTATTCAATCTGAAGCTGGTTATCTTTCTTTAGCTTCTAATTATGGTGAAGTAATACGAGCAACAACTACTGGCGCAATTGCCATTGCGGGTTCAACAAACTACGGTTCTAGCGGTCAAGTATTAAAATCAAACGGTAATGCTCCGCCTTCTTGGGGTGCTATTACTTTACCTACCGGTACTATATTACAAGTCCAAAGCACAAACGTTACAGCTAGAACTGTTATTAGCGTATCAACAACTCCAACAGATTTTACAGGGTTATCTGTAAATATTACGCCTTCTTCTGTTAATAGTAAAATAATGATTTTTGTTACTATTACTTTTGATTCCCCAGCTAACCAAAACTTTGCTGGATATGTTTTAAGGGGTGCAACAATTCTTGCTCAAGGAACAGGTTCAAGTAATTCAAGTTTGCCTAATGGCGGTAGTTTTGGTATAGCGACAGCTAATGATAATAACTATCGTTTATGGACAACAAGCTTTAGTTATTTAGATTCTCCAGCAAGTACTTCTACACAAACATATAAAGTTCAAACGGCAAATAGCGTAAATACACAAACTATTTACTTTAATAGTACTGGCGCAAATGGTTCTCAAAATACTACAGGTTCATCAACAATAACCGTTATGGAGGTTTCAGGATGATTGATTATGCTGCCATTCTTACTTTAAATTACCCTGATACTTTATGGACTTTAGTAGGGTACGATTACACTGCCCTTCAATGGCAGGATGAATCACCAAAACCAATACAAGCTGAATTAGATGCTTTATGGGAAGCTACACAAACGCAAATAACAGCAAAAGAACAAGCAAAAATAGATACTAAGCAATCTGCATTCGCTAAACTAACTGCTATAGGTTTAACAGAAGACGAAATAAAGGCTATTGTAGGATAATGTTCGGAATAAGCGCCTTTGCTCAAGCACCATTTGCTTCACTAGCAGGGACGGCCTATCTTGCCTCTCTTATTGAAAATGTAGGGGTGGCAGATTCTAATATTAATACTTTTGCTTATAACCAAAGCGTAACCGAACCTTTCACTATTACGGACAACAACTCAGAAGCATCTATTTTTATATTTGGTTTGACCGAAAACTTTACTTCTGGTGATTCTAGTACCCAAGCTTCTACATTTTTACAAAGCCTGTCAGAAAACTTTACCGTTGCAGCTACCCCTACAATAGCCGCCCAATTTGCTCAAACTCAGACTGAAAACTTTACCCTTGCCGATTCTAGCGCACAGTACTTTGCCGCTTTAGAAACTCGTTCAGAGCCTATTATTACCGTTCTAGATTCATTTACTTCTCAAACTGCCTATACTCAGCCTGTTACAGAGCCTATTACTGTAGCGTCAAATCAAAGCGTCACTGCCCAGTTTGCTTCTAGTATTACGGAAAATATAACTGCCCAAGATGTTATTACTGCAGCAGCCCAGTTTGCCTCTACCATAACCGAAAACGTTACGATGGCAGATATAGAAACCATTATATCTATATTCTTTTTGTCGATTACTGAGAACATAGGCTCCGCTTCAATTCAGACTATTACTGCTCAATTCCTAGAATCCATAGCCGAAAACCTTAATTCTGGGGATTCTGCTTCTGTACAGGCAGCTTTCCTAGAAGCCATTACGGAGAACGTTTATATGCTAGACTCGCTAATTGCCCGTGGATGGATTAAAATAAACGATAACCAAACAGCAAATTGGGCTAATATTAACAATGCTGGTGGGGGT